GCCTAGAAGGAGGTCTCTATATCGAGTCGGGATCATCATATCCGACTCACCCTCGGGGCATAGTTCAGCGGTAGAATGCTGGTTTTGGGAACCAGAGGTCGCAGGTTCGATCCCTGCTGCCCCGATTCTAAATAAAATAAAAAATGGATTTTGATTTTTCTGAAATAGAAGAATTGCACAAAAAAACCTTCGACCAAGCAATAGACATAATTATAAATCATTATGATACTTGGGTGAAAGATGATACTGTAAAGTTGAAAACTTTGACCCAAATTAAAAAGGAAACCGAACAACTTACAAATTTATTTGGAGGAAAAAATGTCGATAGCAACTAAGAGATTTACTGTCTACAGTAAACCTGGATGTCCCTATTGCGAAAAAATTAAAACTGTCTTGAGTGGAAAGAGTGCAAATTATAAAGAGTATGTTCTAGGACAAGATTTTAATAGAGAACAATTCTATGCTGAATTTGGAGAAGGATCCACCTTCCCCCAAGTCATTTGCGAAGATTTAAAACTCGGAGGATGTACCGAATCCGTTCGCTACTTCAGAGCGATGGGTTGGGTCTAATAAATACTTAAGCGTTCAAATTAGGAGGTTGGGCCCTTTATAATTGTTGTATCTAGGAGGACCCATGGATAATTTAGAGTTTATTTACATTTCTTTTTTCCTTACAGTAGGAACTTTCATCATTGCCTTTATGGCAGGGTGGTTTGCTAACAATTTATTTGATGCCTGGTATGATAAGGCTGGATATGCAAAACATATCCTACATCCCGAAATGTATGATGAGGATGGTGAAATCTTAAGAGATGAACTGACCTACTTGACACTGTTCGACGAGGATGATATGATAGAGGATGAAGATGATTAAAATCTAACATGATCCTTATCGACATGAACCAAGTGATGATTTCTAATCTCATGGTTCAAATTAAACTATCTGATGGTATTGATAAGGGACTAGTTCGCCATATGGTACTGAACTCACTTCGGATGTATGTCCAGAAGTTTCGTCAGGAATATGGCAATGAACTGGTCCTTTGTTATGACTCAAAACACTATTGGCGACGAGAGTTTTTCCCTTTCTATAAAGGAACTCGCAAAAAAGATCGAGAGAAGTCCTCGTTCAATTGGAGTGAAATCTTTGAAGTTCTCAATGAAATTCGTGATGAAATTCGTGAGAACATGCCATATACCGTTATGGAAGTAGATGGTGCAGAAGCAGATGACATCATCTCAGTTATGACAAAGCAAGTCGCAGTAAAAAATATTCGCCTGCAAAAGGACATGCAACCAGTTGAAAAAGTTCTTATTCTTTCTGGAGATAAAGATTTTATTCAATTGCAGAAATATCCTTGGCTTAGGCAGTATAATCCTGTGATGAAGAAATTTGTTTCTGGAATGGATCCAAAGCAATACATCATTGAGCATGTACTTAAAGGTGATAAGTCTGATGGTATTCCTAACTATCTTTCTCCTGACGATACCTTCATAGAGGGAAAGCGCCAACGTCCCTTAATTAAAAAGACTTTGGATAAGATTGTTAACCTATCTCCAGATCAGTTTTGTAATGCAGAACAAATGGAATATTATAAGAGGAATTTGACCCTAATTGATTTTTCATATATACCTGTAGAGGTCGAAGAAAAAATTATCGAGTCTTATAACTCACTGACCCCAGCTCCAAGAAACAAAATGATAAATTATTTTGTGAGCAAACAACTTATTACTTTACTTGATAGAATTGAGGAGTTTTGAAAATGTCCATTAATACTAGTAATCGTTTGTTAATTTCTGAAGTTTTTCAGAAAGTATCTAACGCAAAGACTAAAGCAGAGAAAGTTAAAATTTTGCAAGAGTATAATACACAGGCACTTCGTAGTATACTTATTTGGAACTACGACGATAGTGTAGTCTCTGCCATCCCAGAGGGAGAAGTACCTTATACTCCTAATGGAGCACCTGCGGGAACTGAGCATACTGTTCTCGAAAAAGAATATGTGAAACTTTATTATTTCATTAAAGGTGGGAAAGAAGGACTAAAGCAATTTAAGCGTGAAGAGATGTTTATTCAAATGCTAGAAGGTCTTCATAATTCTGAAGCAGAACTACTAATTCTAGTAAAAGATAAACAACTTCAAAAGAAATATCGTATTACTAAAGCAGTCGTAGAGGAAGCTTTTCCCCAAATTAAATGGGGAGGTCGTTCCTGATGAAGATTATTCATAAAGATTGTGATCCTTCTCTAGCGGAAGATCGTTCTTTACCTTATAACTGTTATCTAGTTACATATAAAATGGATGGATCCATTTGTCATGATCTTATAATTACAGATAAAAAGGTTGATATCTTTGATTATTATTGGGATAGGTATCGTGAAGATTTCATTACTTTTAAACAAAGTGAAGGTAGGACTAATCCTAAATTGTGGGATCCACCTAAGAAAGAAAAGAAAAAGAAATGAACTTCAATTTTGGTAAAAAGAAACCAGATAGAAAACAACTTATCATCGTTGGTATAACTGTTTCTATAATAATAGCATTTTTATCACAATGTACTGGAGTATCTGAACATAAACTTTGGGATTTATTAGATGAGATACAAAGGAAGTATTTTCCGCAAGGTATTATCAATGAACTTGTGATACAAGATCCCGATAAATTGAAACGTAGAGTTGAACGTGATGTTGACAATGCAATAACACAGGCCACACCAGAATACGATAAAATTATTAAGGAAGCAGATAAAAAATATAATCCCATTTATACCGAAAAGGAAGTTGATACTTCAGTATGTAAAACTGAAGACTGTCAATCACTAGGAGGTGAAATGAGAATATGTGCTCCTTGGATTACTGATTGCGTAGAGAAAAATGAGTAATAAAACAACTGTATATCTAGACCCCAGAGGTCCTGCCCAACAAGAGGCAGAAGAAATTGAAAGACAATTAGAAGAGATAGAAAAGCAAGAGAATGCTGAAAAAGGAATGGCAATCATTAATAGTTTGATTGCATATACAGTAATTCTTCCACTTCTGTTCATGGTTTCATTTAACATGTCCTTGACAAAGATGTTCAACTTTGCTAACATAGGTTACGTTGAATCCCTAGGGATTGTAATTGTTGCAAGAGTTTTGAGAGGTAAAAGATCTAATGGCTAAAGTTTGTTTGGTTTCTGTCACTCCTGATGCAGAAAAGACAATGGCATATATCGCAAGGGTGAGTAATCCTGCGAATCAGGAGAACCCCAACTATGCTAAACTTCTGAAGTATTGTATTGATCATAATCACTGGTCTGTGTTTGAGCAATCAACTATGACCCTTGAAATTGAAACCAAT